AGATGTCGATCAAGTTATTGAAGAAGCATTTGAAAGATGTGGAATCAATTCTAGATCTGGTTATGATTTAAAAAGCGCAAGACGTTCTTTAAATATAATGTTAGCTGAATGGGCTAACAGAGGCATTAATCTTTGGACTGTTGAGCTTAGAACAAAAACATTAACTGGTAGCACAACTAGTTACACTTTAGATTCAGATTTAGTTGATATACTAGAAGCTGTTTTATTTACAACTAGTGATACAACAACTGATATAGAAGTTGATCGTATTAGCCGTGCAGAGTATTTAAATATATCTAATAAAACTACAGAGGGAAAACCTGTGCAGTATTTTTTAGAAAGAGGAGCGTCTACTCCAACACTATATCTTTATCCAACACCAGATGGTGCACATACATTTAAGTATTATGGTCTAACCAAGATACAAGATGCAGGTAACTATGAAAATGAAATAGAAGTTCCTACAAGATTTTTACCATGTTTAACTTCTGGTTTAGCTTATTACACTTCTGTAAAAAAAGCTCCAGAGAGAACACCTTTACTAAAACAATTATACGAAGAAGAGTGGCAACGTGCTTCGGAAGAAGATAGACCACGTTCTAGTTTCTTTGCTACACCACAGAGAGGGTATATCTAATGGCTCACGCTTCTGGTAAATATGCAAAAGCAATATCTGATCGTAGTGGTATGGAGTTTCCTTACAAAGAGATGGTTAAAGAATGGAATGGTTCTTTAGTTCACAAGTCTGAGTTTGAAGCAAAACATCCACAACTTGAAAGACAAAAACATGCGGCTGATGCACAAAGTTTACAAGATTCTAGACCAGATAGATTAGAACCTACAACTGTTTTTGTAGGAGGAGCAGGATTTTTTGAGCACAACGACAGTATGCAGATAAGTAATAAGAAACCACCATTTGTTGGTTTAACAGTAGGTAAAGTAACAGTGAGTGTATCATAATGACAACATATACAGAATTAACACAACAAATATTAGATTACACAGAAGTTAGTACAGATGTGCTAACAGCTACAAGAACAAATGATTTTATTGAACACGCAGAAAACAGAATATTTAGAGATGTAGATTTAGATGTATTTAAATCTCATCAAACAGCAAATCTTGTAACAGATAATGCTTTCTTATCCTTACCGGGTGGAACAACACCTACACCAGAATCTCTTGGTACAATAAGAACAATGCAGATTTTCCCTGCCTCTGGAACGCCAACAAGAAGTTTTCTCGAACAAAGAGATATTAGTTACATGAATGAATATTGGCCAGATAGAACATCAACAGGCACACCCAGATATTGGGCTTGGTGGGATCATAATTCGATTTATGTTGCACCGACGCCGGATTCAGCGTATAACGTTGAATTAGGAATTACTAGATTACCAACAAGACTCTCTAGTAGTAACGCAACCTCTTGGTTGGGTAATAATGCACCGTCATTGTTACTGTATGGATGTCTTGCAGAAGCCTTCAAATTCTTGAAGGGACCAGCGGAAATGCTGCAATTATACGAACAATCATATCAACGTGCTCTTCAAGAGCTTGTCATAGAACAGCAAGGAAGACATCGAAGAGATGAATATATGCATGGGGCGTTAAGAACTCCTCTGCAATCACAGAACCCATAGGAGGATAAAACATGGCAATAACTCAAGCTGTATGCACAAGTTTTAAACAAGAATTACTAGTAGGTACGCATAATTTTACAGCTACCAGTGGTGATACTTTTAAAATAGCACTTTATACAAGTTCTGCTTCTTTGGATGCAACCACAACTGCTTATTCAAGTTCTAACGAGGTATCAAACTCTGGAACTTACACTGCTACAGGCGGAACACTAACAAGTGTAACTCCAACTACTAGTGGTACTACTGCAATTGCTGATTTCGCTGATATATCTTTTACATCAGCTACTATCACTGCAAGAGGAGCATTAATTTACAACAGTTCAGACTCTAATAAAGCTGTCGCTGTTTTAGATTTCGGTGGAGATAAGACATCTACAAGTGGAACATTTACAATTCAGTTTCCAGCAGCCGATGCAAGTAACGCTATACTGCGATTAGCATAGGAGAAAATAAATGGCTTTAGTCATTAATGATCGTGTAAAAGAAACTACTACCACGACTGGTACAGGCGCTGTATCTCTTGCTGGTGCAGTAACTGGTTTTGAAACTTTCGCTGCTGGTGTAGGTAATAGTAATACAACGTATTATTGTATTGCTCACCAAGATCAAGCAGAGTTTGAAGTTGGTTTAGGCACACTAGATGGTGATAGTTCTGATCTTACACGTACAACCGTAATATCCTCTTCCAATAGTGATAGCGCTGTTGATTTTAGTGCTGGAACAAAAGATGTATTTTGTACAGTCCCAGCAAGTAAATTAATATTTGAAGATGCAGACAATGATGTAACAATAGGTCGTAACCTAACTGTCACTGGTGATTTAACAATTTCTGGTGATGATTTAACTCTAACAACTAACACTAGTGGTGCGGCTCTTATCAGTGATGGAACAAACTTTAATCCTGTTGCTATATCTGGTGACATAACTATAGGAACAACTGGAACAGCAGCTATTGGTTCTGGTGTTGTTGTAAATGCGGATATTAATAGTTCTGCCGCAATAGCAATGTCTAAAACTGCTTTTACAGCAGGAACAGGTGTATCATTATCTACCAACACATTAAGTGTAGACGCAGCACAAACAGGTATTACATCAATTTTAGCAACAGATGTTAAAATTGGTGAAGATGATCAAACAAAAATAGATTTTGAAACAGCAGACGAAATACATTTCTATGCTGCAAATGCTGAACAAGTATTTGTATCAGACGGAGTATTTGGTCCACAAACAGATAGTGATGTTGACCTAGGAACTAACTCTGTAAGATTTAAGGATGCTTACGTTGACTCAGTTACAGTAACTGGTGATGTAAGTGTTGGTGATGATCTTACTGTAGAGGGCGGTGTTATTGATGTTAAAAATACAGGAGCACAATCCGTAGTAAGATTTTATTGTGAGTCATCAAATGCTCACTATGCACAAATACAAGCTCCAGCACACTCAGCTTTTTCTGGTAACACAACATTAACTTTACCGGCAACAACAGACACAATTGCAGGTATAGCTGCAACTCAAAGTTTTACAAATAAAACAATTACAAATGCAAACAACACTGTCGGTCTAGCGACATTAGACATTGATGGAGGCACAGACATCGGAGCCGCACTAGCGGATGCTGATTTAATAATAGTAGATGATGGTGCAGGTGGCACAAACAGAAAGGCTACTTTAACAAGGCTTAAAACTTATTTAACAAGTGCAGGATTTTCTACAGAGGACCCTACGGCTCTTGCAATCGCGCTTGGTTAGTAATATAATAGGAGGATAAATGGCTAATACTTTTAAAGTTGTAACTAAAGCAAATGTTACCAGTGCTGATGTTATCTATACTGTTGCCAGTTCTACAACAACTGTAGTTCTTGGAATAATGATAGGTAATACAACAACTGGTCAGATCACTGCTACAGTTAGTTTAGCTTCAGATACTTCTAACAGAGCAGGTGCAAATAACGAGGCTAACCAAACGGTTGAACTAGTTACTACGGCGCCGATTCCTGTTGGCGGAACTTTGGAACTACTCGCAGGCAACAAAGTTGTAATGGAAGCAACAGATGCGCTGTCACTGACAGCAACTGGTTCGGCTGACATTGTTTTGTCAATAATGGAGATAACGTAAAATGGCTTTTATAGGTACACCTTTAGATACCAGAAATACATTTCAATCTCTTGCAGGCAAGAGGTTTAATGGTGATGGAAGTACAACTGCATTTACTTTAGATGTAGCACCTTCATCAACTTTAGATATTGAAGTATTTGTTGGTAATGTAAGACAAGACCCTAACTCAGCATACACTTTATCTGGTACAACACTAACGTTTACTGGTGCACCTCCTAGCGGCACAAACAATATTTATGTTGTTCATCAAGCAAAGAGTGTAGGAACTATTAATGCTCCGGCAAATTCTATAACTAGTGACCAATTAAACACTGCATTGTTAACAGGTGCAACTGACATTGGTGCAAATATAGCTGATGCTGATTTATTTTTATTAGATGACGGGGCAGGGGGAACACTTAGAAAAACTGCGGCATCAAGAATTAAAACTTATGTAGGTGGTGCGGCATTGGCAAATGATGCAAACAATAGAGTTGTTACAGCAGATGGTTCTGGTGGAATAAATGGTGAAGCTAACTTAACTTTTGATGGTACTACTTTAACAGCGAATAAAGTTATATTAACTAATTCAAGTGGTTTAACTGGTGGTGCATCAAGTGATGGCTTTATAACTAATGCTGATGATACTAACACAGGTATTGTTTTTCCAGATTCAGACAGAATACTATTTTT